AAAGTCCTCATACCACACTACTGATTCTATTTGATCCGTTACCCAACCAATTGTGGTGGAATTTTCGGGTGTCCATACCATGTTTAACTTTTGGGCGATGAATGGCCCTAACAAGTCTTTATCAAAACATAGCACTAAATGACTCCACCCTTCTCCATAACATAGTCGGTACTAGCCCAATGGAACTCTATCCCTTGGCTTGCCACATTCATACTAACTGACCCCGCATAGCCTAATCCTGTCACGCCCTGCCATGTCTTTGTGGTGACTAAACCACCGCCCCAGTTAGCGTTATCCCATACATCTAAGTCCCATTCACCAGTTAGTAAAATGGCGGGGTTAAAGGATATTTGGTTAGTCAATTCGACTGTTTCGTAATCGGTGCTTAGACCGCATAGAACGGTCGGCAAGCCATTATCTGTCTGTAGGATAGGGCGTACCATCGTAAAGCGTTTTTGTTGCCCCCTAGACTCAAAATAAGAGTAGGCCTGTTGTACAAAGCCTTTAATGTTTGTGCCTTCATCGGCAAATGAGTCGTAAAAACGGGCTACAAAGCCAGTTCCACCAAAATACATATCCTCATCGCTCATTTCCCAACAATTAGCTGAAATATTGGTAAACCTACACCATGACTTTGTAATGTTGTGCATGACATATTGCTCAGTATTACTTGTTACGGGAACATTGAGAATCAGCATATTGTATTTGGCTAGGTAGTTAATTTGCCAGCCAAAATTGCTTGAATAATTGTCTGTTGCTTGGCTAATAGCGTAGAAAATCTTATCGGTAATGTTTACTCTAGGGTCTAAACGGGTAGATTGAAGTCCTGCGGATAGGGGGACTAAGCCTTGCTGGGTCAATAATAAGATGTCACCACCGTACTTAAAGACGCACTTACGGGCAAAGGTAGAACCTATGTTCCAAATACCGATTAAAGCCCAATCTGTTGGGTCAGATGGGTTAGAACCCTTGTAAACAGCGACTTCCCCGTTACTTGTGACAAATACGGCTAGGTCATCGACCCCGTAACCAGCGTCAATAGTCCAAGTTCCCATCGCTTGTAGGTAGCCACCATTTTTAAAGATGCCCCCTAACGGGAATTTAGTAACCGCCCCGTTAATTGAGTCTACGGGCAAATACCAAAAATTAAGGGAATCTTCCTCGACAAAATAAAGACGCTCTTTAAACAAGTTGACATACGCAAATGTATTAGAGTTTTTACCTGTAATAAAGTAATCAATCGTATAAGTACCCATCACAGTTGCATCACCGCTTGGGGCAGTAGCCATCGTGTAGGTAAAGGTTGTCGCATTTGTAACTGTGATGCGGTAAGTTCCGTTAAATTCTGCGGGTGTTGCACCTGCGACTGTTATGGTGTTACCTGTGACTAGACTATGTGCGCTGGCAGTTACTAAGGTAGCGGTTAGGTTACCAGTTCCACCCCTAGTAATGCTTGAAATAGTCTGTGCGGTACTTGTCGTAGCACTTCTTGACCACCTAGTACCATCATAAACAACCATCGGATCAACATTGTTGACAGCAGGCATAAAAGACCCACCCGCAGTTGTAATCATGGAATGAATCCACTTACCATTGGTGTTACCAGTAAGGCTAGAGGTAGCCGTAGAGGTGCTTGCATCATAAATAATCGTAGCCGTTGCCGCAAACAATTTGGTAGTCGTTGGGCTGGCGTAACTCATCAGAGATAAAACAGCCCCAGCAATGCCTGTAGAGGTCTTGGTATAGCCTTTTCTAAGGGTTACATCCGTAGGCGTAGGAAAGAAGTTGACCATCTGAACCGCATCTAAGGGGTTCATTTCTGCCAAAGAATCTCTAGCGTTCCAACCCCCAATCGGGGCGGCAACAGAAGAAGTGGTAGCCGTAAACCTTTTAGCAACCGCCATGATTAAGACCCGTAGCCGCTGTCGGGAATGTTTGCATAGCCAATCAATATGGCACTTGGAGCAGGAGCAAAGGATAAGGTAGCAGAGCCTTTGTCGTTAGCCTTGGCAACATTTAAATAACGGGTGTAATCTTGTTGCAATGCGGTAGTATCAAATGACTTAATTTGGAAATATTTAAGTTTAGTCAGCAATACGATTACAGCGTCATCCAATACTGTTGTATCGGTATCGACTGTAAAACTATTCTTTACGGCATTAGCGGCACTTCTAGCCCAGCCCTTAGAACGATACTCAAACCCTAGATATTCTAAGGTGTTGTAGGGGGGCCAAATTTCAAACTGATTGCCAAGAATACGCCAACGAACCCGTGGGCCTGTTGAAATATAGCCTGATTTGAGCCATTGCCATTGCTGTGCGGTAACTGGCCCAAGCATTTGCCAATGTTTCGTTTTATCCCAATGCGTGTTATCGGTAATAGTTTCATAGTCACTTGGCAGGGGGTAAATAGTCTTGCTAAAAGTAACTGTACCGCCTACAGAAGTAGCTGAAGCTAATTGACTAGAATTTAAGCTAGTTGAAGTAAGAACTGTATCAACATAACTGTCTTGGGGAATACTTGTCCCTACAATAGAATAAGTATTGTCCAAACCTGCGGTACTTGGAATATTAGTTAATAAATAGCTGTTATTCGTTGTATCGCAGGTCGTGGTTACTGCTGTGGTGTAAAACCGATATTCCAACTCCAATGCTTGCCAATCGTGTTCCTTAATTAAGTCATACCCTGCACGGTTCATTAACGCAAGAACTTGTTGCACATCTTGGCTAGTGTTACCTTGAACATAGGTTGGTATGGCTAAGTTAAGTTCAGCGGTGACTTGCTGGACTAATTCAAGCATTGTTGATGACATATTAGGCTTCCTCTGTGGCTACCGCTTTCTTACGGGGTTTTTTTTCACCAACAGCGGCTAAAATAGTGGCCATTTGTTCTTGCATTATGGCTATCTTGGCATCTGTATCTTGTTTTATTTTAGCAGTTTCTAAGTCTTTTTTGGCAAGTTCTTCCTTCAAAACATTAATTTCATGTTCACGTTTATCGGTTTCTGCCGCATTGGTAGCTAGATTTAAAAATGCCTTTGCCTTGTCACGGAACGCAAAAGGGGACATTCCTGCCGCCATACCTATGCGTTGTAAGTGCTGATCTGATGCCCCTGCAATAGACTCTACCGTATAAAACTTTAATGCTCGTAGTTCTTCTGCCTGCGATTTAGACACAATAGGCCATTCTGTAACAGGCGTTCCAACCACCTCAACATCATTTGCACCCTGTCTATTCATGTAGTTTGCCCATTGAATAGGGAAACGGGTCTTATGACTTGGTAAGGTGTAAGTGTCAATTTCGGTTAAAGAATCACCAGCTACGCAAATATGGACAAAATCAAAGTCTTTAAAGATTGGTCTGCCTGCGTCTAATGATGCCTGATCTTGTTGGATAGATCGTTTGTAAAAACGAACTTGTAACCGAGCATCTGCATTGTTTTGATCTGAAGGTAATGCCATTTTTAATTCTCCTAAGTAGTTAGGTTGTTAAAGGTAAAAAGGGGCTACCAGTTAAGGTAACCCCTCGTTTTTACTACATTTTGTTATTAAACACTAGCCTTGCTAAAGAAGCCATAATCGCCTGATGCCATTGAAGCACCTGATAAGTATGTACCTGCACCCAAAGTAGTTTGGAATGTAGAAGCGTTAATTACGCAAGTAGCGGTTGATGCCGCAATTGCTACACCAGCTTGGGCAAAAACATAACGAAAACCTGTGTTTCCGAATGTTTCAAAACCTAGTGGGCCAAAGGTTGCGATTTCTGTGCCAGCAGAGTTTGTATTTGTGGTAGTCACATTATTCAAATCTACGCCAGCGATGGGGAGAATGCTATATGCCATGATAATTTTCCTTTTCTATGGATGTGATTAAGTACCTGTCAAGATGCCTTGTAATGAAGCATTAGAGCAGGTTAAATTACCCGCCCAGCCATACAGCTTCACGATTGCATCTTGATTGATGGATTGACGCTCACCACCGATAGGTACAAAATTACGCTCTTTGTGAGGGCGGAAGAAGATGTAATTAGTATTCAAGAGGTACATAAATGTAGCTGTTTCTTGAGCACCAATACCACCACCTAATACCACATCAGCAGACATACCGCCACCGTAGAACTTCAAGGATGCAAAACCAGCCGCACCTTCGTCAACACCAGCAATACGCTGAATAGCTTGCAAAGAAGCCACATAGCGTGAATACAAAGTGTTACCAGCAACAATCAAGTCAACCTTGTCTGTGCCACGAACAGATTTAATAGCGGCAGTAGTCATAGCGGCTTGAATCAATGCGGCAGAGTCAGCACCAGTTGATGCTTGGTTTTGCCAAAAAGCAAAGTTAGCACGGTTAATACCACCGTATGTGCCAGTTGTATTAGAAACTGGAACAGCGGCCGCCAAACCTGTAATGTTCTTTCCACCGTTACCAGTACCGTCACCATAAAGGTCGGTAGAGATACGGTTTAGCAAACGGGCTTCAGAAACTTGCATACGACCATCTAACAGGTCAATGATTGCTTCTTTAGACGAGTTTTGCAACATTTCTAGACCACTCATTGTCACAGAATCAGCGTACTGCGTAATGCTGTACTGAGCCGCAGAGATAGGGCTATCAGGGGTAATATCCAATACTTCATAGCCACTATACGAGTTAGCGTTGTTAGTATTTGGATCGTTGTACATGATTTCTTCCAAGATAACATTACCGCCTGAAAAGCTACGGACATTACCTTTGGAGTTCAATCTTTGTAGGATTGCGTTATTTTGTGTCAAGTTATCAGCCAACACACCGCTACGGCTTTGTATGGTAGTAGCGATAATATCGGTGATTGCGCTATTTGCGAATGCCATGATATTTCCTTTATTAGATTAAGTTAAACCCGACCACCCTCAATGTCAGCTAAATTAGCCTCTATTAAAGATCGTCTATCCTTTGCATCTGATTTAGACACCTGACCGCTAGGAGTAACGGATCGTGGACTAACAGCAGTTGCTTTAGCTTTTGCTACTTGCTGTGCCTTAGACGCTTGAGTACTTGCTGATCTCAGGAGTTTATCCTGTTCCAACTTAAACGCTTCGTCATTAACACGCACAGCTTTTGCATAAGCCGATTCTAGGTCTTGGGCCAAACCTCGCTCAAGTAATTGAGCCATATCTTCCCTTACCATATCAAAGTGCGGGAAAGCCACCTTGTTACTACTTACCCGACTAATTTCATTACTCAGCCGAGTATTTTCCTCTTGCTCCCGTATCTGCGACAGTTGAGCAACTTGTTGCTGTGTTGCTTGAAGTTGCTGCATTAACTGTTGCTGGTACGGATCAACATACGCCTGTTCAGGCATCTGAAGTGCATCTCTATTTAATTGTATTCCATAATCTTGTGCAAGTCTATTAAAGGCATTTAGCTTCTGTTCTTGAGTTCCGTTGGCTAAAGTGTAGTGCGCTCTGCCCAAGTTATTAATCCATGCAGAGGGTGAAATACCATGCTTTTGGAGTTCAGGAATAAACGGGCCAATAGCATCGGTTATCTGCCTTGCATTGTCAGCCTCGGCTTTGTAAGCAGATACACCCTTTTTATATTCAGCTTCACGCTGGTTAGCGTATT